CGGTGACCCCGAGTCTCCATATTGCGCAGATGGCACGATCAGCCGCCTCGACGGGCGGCGCGCCATGGTCAAGTTCGATGATGCCGCGCAAGAGGTCGCAATCGACCCTCGAACCCTGCGCGTGCCATTGGTGTGGCACGCATTTGAACTTGGGGCCTAACGTTGCCCGATGAGCGGCAGGCGGACGTACCCGGCTGATTACGAGCATGTGCCAATGAAGCAGGTAGGCACGTTGAAGGCGCTGCCAGAGGCCGAATTCGAGGCCATGCGCAAGGACGCCGAGCGCTACCGCTACCTTCGCAACCGCGTCCCGGCCAGCGTGATACAGAACATTGGCGAGTACGCGGGATGCTGGATTGACTGCGAGGTTGGCGAAACGCTGACCCTGCTGACTGGCGATGACGCTGACGCAGCGATAGACGCCGCGATGCAGGCAAGTATGTGAGAAAGACTCTGGACAGCAGAGGCGGAACGAAAGGAGCGATGTGAACGAAAGCGACACGCCGGCAAAGGTCGGCTTGGAAGGGTTAGGCGTCTTGCCTGAGTCGTACCCGCCGCCGCACGCGCGCTACTTACTGGAGCGCGCCGGGGTTACGTTCACTGCGACACCGTGCTATGGCATGCATGCGCCGTGGTGGATTGTGCGAACGCTGCTCGGTGAAGCAGCGCCAGAGCCGATGCAAGATGGTGACAAGTGGCGGCGAATTGCGGTCCACGCTGATGGCGGCGTGCTTGAGGGGTGGAACCGCACAACGAGCGGGGCCATCGGGCAGCCGTGACGCCTAACGCCGAATTCACCGGAGGCCGTAGGCCGTCCGGTGGAATGCCGGGTTCGACGCCTACGGAGGGAAAGCGATGACACCTTACGAACGAAACCCAACATCGGGCCAGTGTCTTTGTGGGCTGAAAGAAGTGGCCGCTGGCGTGGATGGAGTGCAGTGGTACTGGCAGCGACACACGCGGGAGGGCTGCACGCTGGAGCTGCCAAACAAGCGATGCTGGTGCGGACTGCTGCGCTCCGAACACTTGACTGGTCACGCCGAGAACGTGTCGCCGAACGTTGCGGTTGAGCCGCTCGCCGAAGGCGAGTCGGCCTCGAACCGCTTGTTAGAGGGCTAGGTTCCGAAGCGAAAAGGACTACATGAACCGCGTGTTTTTTGGTGACTGCCGCGAGACGATGCGCGACCTGAAGGCGCAGGGCGTGCGCGTGCAGTGCTGCGTGACAAGCCCGCCCTACTGGGGCTTGCGTGACTATGGTGTGGCTGGCCAGATCGGGCTCGAACCGACGCTCGACGAATGGGTGGCCGCACTGGTGGAGGTTTTCCGCGGTGTGCGCAACTTGCTCTCGGACGACGGAACGCTGTGGCTCAACCTCGGGGACAGCTACGCGACGGGAACTGCGGGTGACAGCACCACCACCCAGACCGGCAAGCACGGGTACTGGGAGAACCCAGCGGTGAACAAGCGCATTGACGGGCGCGCGATTGGCCTGAAGCCGAAAGACCTGATCGGGCAACCTTGGGCGCTCGCGTTCGCACTACGCGCAGACGGGTGGTACTTGCGACAAGACATCATTTGGTCGAAGCCAAACCCGATGCCGGAGAGCGTGACCGACCGTTGCACTAAAGCGCACGAGTACCTGTTTCTGCTCTCGAAGTCGGGGCGCTACTACTACGATTTCGCGGCGATGCAAGAACCTGCTGGCGGTGGCGCGCATGCGCGGCGCGCTAAGACACCCGATGGATGGGATACGCGCACTGGACAAGGCGGGCACGGCTCGTTCCATGCGGAGGGCCGCGAGAAAGGCCGCGTGCTTGCGCAAGGAGTTGGGCGCCGCGGCAGCCCACCGGGAAACCCGGCCGAGCGCAACACCAGCATGGACGAGGCGCTCGCCGTGATGCCCAACACGCGCAACCGCCGCAGCGTGTGGACGGTGGCCAGCGAGCCCTACAGCGAGGCGCACTTCGCCACCTTCCCCACCGCGTTGATTGAGCCGTGCATCCTGGCCGGCAGCAGGCCGGGAGACTTGGTGCTCGACCCGTTCATGGGCAGCGGAACAACGGCCCAGGTGGCGCAGGCGCTGGGTCGGCAATGGATAGGGTGCGAACTCAATACCGAGTACGCCCCGCTGCAGGCGCAGAGGACGGCTCAAAGTGCGCTGGCCCTCTAACGTAGACGTGCTACGGTGCGGGCATGGGGCCTGCGGCATGCATTGGAATCTCACTGACGCCGAACGTTTGAATTCACCGGCGAGGAACACTGTGAACCAATGCAAATTGACAGAGTGCCAAGGGAAGCCGCGTTGCCGGCATTGCATGGCAATGGATATGCGATATCGCACTCCAGAGGAGGCGGTACGCGAGGCGCTGGAGCAAGAGGTTTCCGAGTTGCGCGTGCTACTGAAGCGCTTGCGCGTACATCGATGTCTCTTGATAACGCAACGGTGGAGGAACAAGATGAACGATGTAGTCGAACAACTGCGCGAGGCAACGACGGTCTTGGATGAACCATTCCACCGCGCCGCAGTTGCGGATGCGATGGAACGTGGCGCGATAGAAATCGAGCGTCTGCGCACTGCGCTCGCGTGGAGCCGAAGCGCGCCGACCGAAGAGCAAAAGCGGGAGATCGAGCGGCTGCGCTCCGCGCTAACTCGGGTCGTGCATTTCACCAGCGCAACCCCGAGTCTTTCTGAATCTGGATGCGGCCGGCTGCTGGCTCAGATTGAACATGCGGCGACTGCTGCACTTGAGCGAGGCGCCGTTGTCTGCGGCTCAACCGATCTGCGCGCAGACCTTGTTTCGGTGCGCGCAGAACTTCGCAACATCGCTGAGGCAAAACGGTTTGACCGCGAAAGATTCGACGATGACATGGCATTTGCGGACTGGGCACAGAGCCGGGCGCGGCATGCATTGGGGCCTAACGTAGAGCTAAGCGGGCACCAGCGGCCCGCACAGGAGCAAGACATGAGCGAAGAAACTACCCAGGCCGTTGGTGCTCCGCTTGAGCGCCCAGTTCGGCCCCGTGCGTGGCTGTGTGAGCTGGCCCAGGAGGACGGCACCACACGCACGCAGTTCGTGGAGCAAGACCCGGATGGCCTGCGCTGGAATGACGCGGGCGAGTCCAGCCCGTACCGCACGACGCCGCTTTACGAGGCGCCGCGCTGGTTGCCCATTGAGACGGCACCGCGTACCAGCAAGGCCCGGCTTGTATGGGTGCCAGAGAACCGCTGCACTTACTGCGTGAGCTGGACAGATGGCAACTGCGGACCTGGCGAAGAAGGCGACCCGCCGGGCTGGGTGATATTCGGGGGCAGCTATCGCGCCTACCTGCGAGACGGCCGCGTAACGCACTGGATGCCACTGCCCGAGCCGCCACCGCTGGGTGGGTACGGGGCCGAACGTCAAAGGTGAGCCGCGATGACCGTACCCGGGCAGCGTCGGCTCGACCGGGGGTTAGGCCCACGGAGCTGAACAGTAGCACGAGCCGCAGCGCAAGCTGGGGCGTTTTGAAACCTGCCTCGCGTGAGCGGGGCGAACGAAAGGCAACTATGAACGAGAACAGGGTAATCGGCGGCGCATTGTCCATGCACCCTGAGAGCCGGACGATTGGGCAGAACATCAATGCGCGCATTGCTGGTCTGAAAGCCGAGATTGCGCGACTTGAGGGCGTCCGTGAACAACTTGAATCCGGCGCTAGTTTGCTCGACGTGAGGATCGAGGATTTGCGCCAAGCGATGAACTACTGAACCTGGTTTGGGGCCGAACGTTGCCGATAAGCGGCCGGCCGAAGGACGGCAGATCACGCAAGGACGCAACGCCGACCGTGGACATGTTTGCGCATTGAGTCCCCCGCCCCTCGCGATTCTGCGGTAAGCTCGGGCGCTTCGCTTGCAATGGCAGGCATCTAACCTAGATTTATGGCAGCAGGTACACGCCCGCGCAAGCGCCACATAGAGTGGGCGCCGATCAAGGCCGATTACATTGAGGGCATCATCGAACCGACGGGGGCTCGTGTGTTCCCAACGTATCGCGAGCTGGGTGCGTCGCGGGGCATGAACCACAACTACATCGCCGCCCGCGGCTCGAAGGAGGGGTGGCTTGAGCAGCGCATGCACTTGGCGGCCAAGATCGAAGACCGGCGCCGAGACAAGCGCTCGACCATTCTGGCGACCTCGATGGCCGCCTTCGATGTGCTCTTCGTGCGCGTGGCCGAGCGCCTCGTCAATCACATCACGGCGCGGCTCGACAAGGCCGAGCTGAAAGATTCGCCGCTGGGCATCGAGACGCAAGAGCTTCGCGCCATTGTGAACGCCACCCGCGGCGCGCAGATGATCGGCCGGCTGGCGCTGGGCGACTCGACCGAGAACGCCTTGCAGTTGGCCAATCAACCCGACAAGCCCGATTTGTCGCGCCTCACGACCGAAGAGTTGCGCACGCTTGAGCGCCTCACGCTCATGGCCCGCGGCGAAAAGCCGCCCGAGCGGCCGACCGGGAGCACGCTGCAATGATCGAGGTGAGTCCACGCTCGGTGTTGATCTACCCGCCGCTTTGGATTTGGAAGAGCGCGATAACCGGCATTAGCGCCGCTACTGCACCTTTTCTTCCGATCACCAGCGCAGTGGCCACCGGCGCGAACTTGCTTGTCATCACCATGAACGGACAAGCGGGAAAGGCAAAAAATGTTCAAGATGCTCACGGATGCGATTGACAACACCCTTGCCGTCGTTGGGGGCGTGTTCACGGGTGAACTGCCGACGCGGCGCCAAGTGGCGCAAATGATTTCGGACGGCATGACGGTCGCAGCCATCGCCAGCGCCACAGGTTTCGCGACGGATGTGATCGAAAAGATTCTCGATGCCCCCCAAAAGTAAGCTCGATTACCCGAAGCGCCATGCGGGGCTATACGCCATTGCACCGCCGGGCGGTGTAGCCATTGCACCGCGGCGCGGTGTAGCCATTGCACCGCGGCGCGGTGTAGCCATTGCACCGTCGGGCGGTGTAGCCCGCCCCAAGCCGGCCCCGAGGGGGAAGGGGAAGAAATGAGGCAATACCCGAATGGCAAGATCAGCCCGGACGACGAGGGCCAATTGACGATCATGGTCAGCTCGGTAGGGGCGTCAGCATCCGTGAAGGTGACCTTTCCAAAGCCTGTGAACTGGTTCGCCCTGCCGGCGGAGTTGGCCCGAACCTTGGCGGCGAGCTTGCTGCACCATGCGGACCTTGCGGAAGACGGCATGCGCCAGCTTGAAGAGCAAGCCAAGACCGCGGCCGCAGAGGGCCGGGTTCAGTGACCGAGCCGACCTCGTGGCGCGACAGTAGCGGGCGAATGTGGAACCCTTACTCGGTTTCCTTCGCCTTGTTCGGCGGGTTCTACGCCTTCACCATTCACGCGGTGAGCGAAGAGCACGCGCGCGAACAGGTGCGGGCGCTGCGCCGAACCGCGCAGCTCGACGGGCAAATCACATCGAACCCGCCCACCGACCCCTCGACCTTGCTTTGCTGCGACAAGTGGCCGCACGAAGGCGGCTGCGCGCCATGGGCGGCGAGTGGGCTGGGCTCACTCGCCTCGACCGGGTTCACACCCCTTGACTGACAATGACCGACGACGAGCGCGACGATATGGACGGCGCGGCGCATGCCGCGAAGGTTTTGCGGGGGGTGGTGACTCGCCTCGGGCGCATCGAAGTGATCGCGGCGCTCGAAACGCTTGTCGCGGCGCTTGACACTGCGCACGCGCACCTTGAGCGACTGGGGCCTCACGCGCGCGATCCCGGATCGGTTGCGGTGATCGTGGACCTTACCGAGACGGAGCCCGGAGCGCTAGCGGTTCCGGGGCCTGTTGACCCGGTGAGCGCCAAGCGGGCCGACTCGGTGCTCGCGCAGGCGCCTGGGTGGCCAGCGGTCGGGCCCGTGGCGATGACCACGGACGGCGCGGTTCTCCATCCGGGGCCGCCGGCATCCGCCCGGGTGGCGGGTTGGCCGTTCCGGCGCAAGCCTTGATCCGGTTTCGGATGTGATAGGGGGCCGGCGGTGGATTCCATCGATCTTCCCTACGTTCACGCGGAGCTGGCCAAGCGCAACCTCGAAGAGTTCCTTCGCCTCTACGCATGGCCCGTGCTTTGGCCCGGGACCGCGTTCGTCGAGGGCTGGCACGTCGGCGCAATTTGCGAACACCTTGAGGCAGTCTCGAAGGGCCAGATTCGGCGCCTGATTATCAACATGCCGTTTCGGATGTTGAAGAGCACGATCATTTCGCAAACGTACCCGGCATGGGACTGGATTCTCAATCCCTCGCGCCAGTTCCTGACGGCGAGCTATGCCGGTGACATCGCCATGCGCGACGCCGTTGACGCGCGACGCATCATTGAGTCGCCGGCCTATCGGGTGGCCTTTGGCGACGTGTTCAGGCTCACGACCGACCAGAACGTCAAGGGCCGCTATGAGAACGACAAGCGCGGCGTGCGCAAGGTTACCTCGACCGATTCGGCCGGCACCGGCTTTGGCGGGGACATCCGCATCGTCGATGACCCGGTGAGCGCCAAGCGGGCGGACTCGGTGCTCGCGCTGAATCACTCAATCGAATGGTGGCGCGGCACGATGGCCACGCGCGCGAACGACCCGGCGGCCGGGCCGGCGGTGGTCGTGCATCAACGCCTGAATTCGCGCGATCTGACGGGCTACCTGCTGGCCGAGGAAAAGGGATGGGATCACCTTGTCCTGCCGATGCGATACGACCCGAAGCTGCGCAAGACGACCTCGCTCGGGTTCCAAGACCCGCGCAAGGTGCCCGGCGAGGTCTTGCACCCGGCGCGCCTGCCCGATGCCGCGGTGGCCGAACTCGAAACGTCAATCGGCGAATACCACCGCAACGCGCAGCTCCAACAGAACCCGAACCCGCGGGGCGGGATCATCTTCGCGCGGTCGGACTGGAAGTTTTGGCGCGCCGAGCCCGAAATCGACGAACTCATTCTCAGCGTGGACTGCACGTTCAAGGACGTGGAGTCGAGCGACTTCGTGGCCATTCAGGCGTGGGGCGTGAAGGGCGCGAACAAGTACCTCTTGAAGCGGCACAAGGAGCGCTTGAACTTCGCCGCGACGTGCGTGGCCGTGCGGGCCATGAAGGCGCTCTTTCCTCGCGCCATCGCGGTCCTCATTGAAGACAAGGCCAACGGCTCGGCGGTTATCGAGACGATTGCCGGCGAGGTCGCTGGCGTGCTGCCGATCAACCCGGAAGGGGGCAAGATCGCGCGGGCCTACGCCATGCAGCCCGAGCAACAGGCCGGGAACATTTTCCTGCCGGACCCGAGCGTGGACCCGAAGATCGAGCAATTCCTTGAAGAGGCCAGCGGCTTCCCCGGGGCTCCCTACGATGACGAGGTTGACGCCATGACGCAGGCGATCAACTGGATTCGGGTGCGCCGCAAGGCCTTCGGGTTGCTTGAGTTCATGAAGGTCGAGGCCCAAAAGCGCGAACAAGAAAAAGCAACGACCGGCGTCACTTAGTTCACGGAATCGCCTAATCAGGGCACAATCCCGCGTGATTCAATCGGCGCGGGCATGCAAACACGTCTGATTACCGAGAAGCAAGCTCAAAGGTGGCTGGCCCACTACAAGGGTTTGATGGTGCTGGCGCTGCACACGGGCCACCCAACCGCGGTCGAAGAATGCGAAGAGCACATCGCGATGATCGCTTTGGCCATTGAGCACATGACAGAAGAGGCCGCGCATGTCAAACCTTCATGATCGCGAAGAGGCAGTGGCCTTGATGAAGGCCGCGCTGCGGCATCCGACCCCGCTGCACGCGCCCAACCCGAACGCCCTCGTCAAGGCATGGGAAGACCAAGAGCGCGACGAGCTTGGCCGGTGGGGCGCGGGCGGCGGCGACGCCGGCATGACCGCCGAAGCCATCGACCGCCGCGCCGCCGAGCGCGTCACGAACCGAATGGCCGACAAGATCGGCTTCGTGCAAACCGGGACGAACGCCAAGGGCGAACCCGAATACAAGGTGGCGGACGAGGCGAAATTCTCCGCCGCGGTCGCCGAATACCATGCCGCCGCGGAGCGCGACACCGCGGGGCTGGGCGGGCGCCTGCTGAACACCGACATTGCGCGCGAGTTGTCGCCCGACTACCTGAAAGACCGCACGCTCGCCGCCGCCGTTCACGAGCCGGCGAGCGCCTTCATCAAGGAGGTCTATTCGCGCATGCTCGCCGCGCCGCCGGCCGAGGGCCGCCAGCCGCTTGTGCTTTTCACGGCCGGCGGGACCGGGGCGGGGAAGTCGAGCGGCATGAACCTCGACGAAGTGAAGGGGCAGGTCCACGACGCCGACATCATTTTCGACACGAATATGAACACCTACGGGTCGGCCGAAAAGAAAATCGAGCAGGGCTTGAAGAGTGGCCGGGAGGTCGCCGTCTTGATGGTCCACCGCGATCCGGTCGATGCGCTTGTGAACGGCGCGCTCCCGCGCTCGATGCGTCAGGAAAAGGAGTTTGGTTCCGGGCGAACGGTTCCCCTTGAAGAGCATGCGAAAACGCACGAGGGCGCACTTCCAACCGTTAGATCGCTACAGATGCATTACAATGGTGACGCAAGGTTTTCGGTCCGCGCGGTTGACAATTCGCTAGGCAGGGGGAACGCGAAAGTGGTCCCCATTGACTCGTTGAAGTTGGCCGCAGGCGACTTGCATGTGAGACTTCGAGAGGCATTGGATCATGAGCGACAAACCGGGAAAATCTCCGAGTCCGTCTACCGCGGATTCAAAGGCCCCAGTGCAACGCCCCATGTACCCATGGTCGCCGGGAAAGAGCTTGGAAAGCTTCATGGACAAGCTCAGCGAGGCGTGGGTGAAGGGCCAGAAGCGCAAGGCTGGCGAGGAAAACTCAAAGCCCTGACACGGAGAGCGGCGTAATGGCCGCCCGCGAGCAGATGGGCGCGAACGTCGATCAGGGCGTGATCGCCCGGATCATGACGGGCCTGCGCTATGCGATTTCGGGGGTGGGCCCCGAGAATTTCTTCGGCCCCATGCAGCCCCTGCCGCCGATGGCGCAGGATCGCAGCGAGGGCCGCCGGTTTGACTACCCGGTCGGGTTCAACCTGCGCCAGCGGCCGCGGCAAGACGAGGCCACGACCTTCGAGCAGTTGCGCGGGCTGGCCGACGCCTACGATTTGATGCGCCTTGCCATCGAGACGCGCAAGGATCAGCTCGAATCGTTTGAGTGGGAAATCATCCCGAAGAACCGCGACGTGCCGGCCGAGACGTTCGCCGAGGAAATCAAGCGCGCGACCGAGTTTTTCGAGCGGCCGGACAAGGAGCACGATTGGCCGCAATGGCTGAGGCAAATTCTTGAAGAGCTGCTGGTGATCGATGCGGTGTGCATCTACCCGCGGGAGTCGCGCGGCGGCACGCTCTACGGGCTTGAACTGGTAGACGCATCAACCGTCAAGCGCGTCCTCGACGACACGGGGCGCACGCCGCTGCCGCCGGACCCGGCCTATCAACAGGTCTTGAAGGGCCTGCCCGCCTCGGACTACACGCGCGACCAAATGATCTACATCATGCGCAACCCGCGCGTGTGGAAAGTCTACGGTCACTCGCCGGTCGAGCAGGTCTTGATGACCGTGAACATTGCGATTCGCCGGCAAGTGTCGCAGCTTCAACACTACACCGAGGGCAACATCCCCGAAGCCATCGCGCAAGTCCCCGACGGCTGGACGATGCAGCAGATCGCGGAGTTTCAAACATGGTGGGATTCCCTGAACGAGGGCAATTCGGCGCAAAAGCGCAAGATGCGCTTCATCCCGAAGCTGGACAACATCGTTTTCCCGAAGGGCGACATCCTCAAGGATGAATACGATGAGTGGCTCGCGCGGCTCATTTGCTTCGCGTTCAGCTTGTCGCCCTCGGCGCTCATGAAGCAAGTGAATCGCGCGACCTCGGAGCAGATGGCGGACACGGCGCGCGAAGAGGGGGTCATGCCCCTCCTGCGTTTCCTTGAGTCTCAGTTCACGATGGTCCTGCAAAAGTTCGTGAACTTCCCGGGCTTGAAGTTCGCGTGGAAGATCGTCAATGAAGTCGATCCGTCGGCGCAGTCCGCCATCGACAAAATCTACCTTGACGCCAAGGTGTTCACGCCCGACGAGGTTCGCGAAAACCTGGGCAAGCCGCCCCTCTCGAAAGAGGCCCGCGCGAGCGCTTTCCCCGAGCCGGTCGGGCCGCCCCAGCTCGACGAGGACGGCAAGCCCATCCCGCCGGTTGGGCCGGACGGCAAGCCCCTCCCGCCCAAGCTCGGGCCGGACGGCAAGCCGTTGCCCGTGCCCGTGCCGGCGCAGGCTCCCCCGAAGCCGAACCCGTTCGCCAAGTCCGACGAAATGGTCAAGATGCTCGTGGATCGCTTGGCCGAGCGGCGCGATGCTGCGCCGCAGCCGATCACTGTGAACGTCACCCCCGCGGCGATCACGCTGGGCGACACCTTTGTGAACGTGCCCCCGCCCAAGCCGACGGTGGTGAAAGTCATCGGCGACACGAACATAAATGCGCCACCCGGGGCAATTCGGAAGAGAATTCGAGCCCGGCGCGACCCCGACACGGGTGACCTTTTCGGCGAAATCGAGGAAATGGTCACCAGTGACGACACGGCCCGCCTCGTCAAAGTCGTTGCGGGAGTGAACGCCGATGAGTAGCTTGACCGAAGCCGGCCGACGGTTGCAGACCGAAGCGCTCGCGCGCGCGCTGGCCGGCGGCGAGTTCCGGGTCGTGGCTGACAATGATGTCGTCCTCACGAAGGCCCGCTTCGGCAAGTCATTCACGATGGGCGTTGACGAATTCAGCTTCGGGAAATTCGAGACGGTCAAAGCCGTGGCCAAGGGCCGTGCAGCTCGGTTTCACTGTTACGCTGCGGGCGGCGGTGAAGCGCTGCTGGTAGGCTCGATTGGCCTGCCTCCCATTGCCAAGGCGGTCGATATGGTGCTCGACGACACGATGTTCTACGAGGGGATGACCTTTGAACTTGAGGAATTCACGCATACACGGGGGCGCAAATGAGTGAAACGCAAGCAATGATGTCGTCCTCACGAAGGCCCGCTTCGGCAAGTCATTCACGATGGGCGTTGACGAATTCGAGACGGTCAAAGCCGTGGCCAAGGGCCGTGCAGCTCGGTTTCACTGTTTTCACGCATACACGGGGGCGCAAATGAGTGAAACGCAAGTCGGAATGGTGGGGCACGCCCCGACGGTGGTTGTCACAAACCTCCCTCCTGACGCGCTGACGCCGAGGGCCGCCGCCGCGCTGCGCACCCCGCCCAACGATCCCGCGCGCGACATCGAAATCAACCCCGAGGCGGCGAAGTACCGAACGATGTGGGGCGAGCATGCCCAATATCGGGAGGTCGCGCCCGGCGAGCAATGGGCCCTGTCGTTCCTGACGCAGGCCCAGCCTACAAGCGACTCCGAAGTGATCGACTTTGGCGCCGGCACAGGCCGCGGCGGGATGCAGTTGGCGCTCTTCGGCGCAATGCGCGTGACGATGCTGGACTTCGCCGAAAACTGCCTCGATGAAGATGTTGCGAACGCATGCGTGTCGCAGCCTGATCGCATCAAGTTCCGAGTGGCGGACCTCACGAAACCGCTACAGATCAATTCGGCCTACGGGTATTGCTGCGATGTCATGGAGCACATACCCCCCGACGACGTGACCACGGTGCTGCGAAACATCCTGTCGAGCGCGCAGCACTGTTTCTTCGCAATCTCCACCGTTGAAGACAACCTGGGTTCACTGATCGGCGAAAGGCTGCACTTGACGGTCAAGCCGATGGCTTGGTGGTTGGAACAGTTCCGCGCGCTGGGCGCCGTCGTGGTCTGGGTGGAAGAGCGCGAGAATTGCTTCGCCCTGTACTGCACCGCATGGCGCAGCCCGAAAGACATTGTGGTGAGCGGGAAGATCAACGTCTCCATCGATGTCGTCGAGGAGCAGATTCGCGCCAACATCCTCGCCGGCTACGATCAGGTCACGCCGCATTTGAGGCAAGACCGGCCCGTCATCTTGCTCGCGGGCGGGCCCACGATGAATGACGAACTGCCGAAGATTCGCGAGCTGCGGGCCGCCGGCTGCGCGCTGGTGACATGCAACGGCGCCTACCAGTGGGCCATCGACAACGGGCTCGATCCTTCGGTGCAGATCGTGCTCGACGCGCGCGAGTTCAATTCGCGCTTCGTTGACACCCCGCACCCGACGTGCCGCTATCTGATCGCCTCGCAGTGTCATCCCGCGACGCTGGCCAAGGTGCCGCGCGAGCGCACGAAGCTCTGGCACAGTGGGCTGAGCCCAGCGAGCGAAGAGCTGCTGGCAAAGGAGTGCGGCATTTACTTCCCCGTGCCCGGCGGCTCGACGGTGGTCCTGCGCGCCATTCCCCTCCTGCGAATCCTCGGCCTGACGCAATTCCACGTCTTCGGCTTTGACAGTTGCGTCGCCCCGGGCGGCGCGCATCACGCCTACCCACAGGCCGAGAACGATAACGAGCCAGTCGTTCCGGTTGTCGTGGGCGGGCGGGCGTTCGAATGCACGCCATGGCAGATTTCGCAAGCCGTCGAGTTCATGGATTTGGTCACGTTCCTCGGCGACGAGGTTGAACTTTGCGTTTACGGTGCCGGGCTGATTCAGCACATTGTCGTGACCGGCGCGTCACTGTCCCCCCTCCATCAAATCGAAGGAACCTAATCATGGCCGCTACCGCATGGCTTTTGTACAACACGGCAAAGAAGTACATCGGGAACGGCACGGTCGTCCTGGGGACGACTGCGATGAAGATGAAGCTCACCACGAGCGCATCGAACGCTTCAACCTTCACGCTTTCAACCTTCGCCGCGGTGACGGGGGAAATCTCGGCGCGCGGCGGCTACGTCGCCGGGGGCCGGGCCCTTGCCACGCTCTTGTGGACCGTGGGCGCGTCGGCCAAGTCCTACAAGTACGCTGCGGCCGATCTGGTCTTTACCGCCTCGGGCTCGTCGCTGATAAATTGCAAGTTCGCGGTGATCGGGGTCAGCGGCGGCAAAGTGATTTGCTGGTCCAAGCTGACCACGGCGCAGTTCACGGTCGCCAGCCCGAACACGCTGACCATTCAATTCAACGCGCTGGGCATCTTCACGATGGTTTGAGAGGGCGCCTTTCGAAGGCGATTGATCCGACATGGCCATCGCCTTTTCAAATTCCTGGGTCAACACCACCCCGGCCACATCACTCTCGATCACCATTGCTCCGGCGGCCAATGATGTCCTGATCGCCGCCGTCGCGGACGACGGCCCCACCGACGCGATCATGTGGCCGAGCCCATGGGTGTCCATGGGGCAACAGCTTGCTGCCGGCGACGGGCAACTTTTTTCCGTCGCCATGCTGCGCAAGGCCACCGGGTCGGAAACGAGCGTGGTCATCAGCAGTGCCGCTACCCTCATAGGCATGGTGCTCGCGTTCAGCGGAGTGGACAACACGTCACCGCTGGACACTTCCACGCGGCACTATTCATGCACGGACACCTCGTCAGGTCTTCCCTCACCGTATCAAGCTCGGCAAGGCATTGAGCCCGCGGATGACGGCTCGATGCTCGTGAACATCGTTGGCTTCGATTCCACTCCGACGGGCGATGTCTCATACGCATTCAGCGACGACACCGCGCTGACATGGACGGTGCGCCAAGACATCAACAGCGGCTTCATCAATATCGGCGCGGGAACGGCGCTGCAAACCACTGCCGGGCCCGTGTTGGCCAAATGCGTGGGCACGCTGGCCAGCTCGTCGGCGGGATGGTGCGCGGCCCTTTTCGCGTTGCGCCCGGCCGGCGCAGCCGCGACGAAGGCGACCCCGTACATCGACGCCATCGCCATTGGCACGAGCGAGGGATCGTCAACCACCATCAAGACCCCCCCGATCACGACTGTGTACGGAAGCACATTGCTCGTGGGCAGCACGTCGTCGAGCTTGACCGCCGTCGCTGATAGCTACGGCAACACCTACACGAAGATCGTCGATCAGCTCGGCGACGCGGCTCAAGCCATGCAGGTATGGGAGTGCGCGAACGCCAGGGGTGGCCCGCGGCATACGGTCACGACGACCTATTCAGCCGCCAGCGAGCGGGGCATCATCTTTTTGTCGCTTATCGGGGCGGGTCCGAAAGATCAAAACGTCTCGGCGCGGGATGCGGCATCACCCTACACGGTGACCAGTGGCACGCTTGCGAATCAGCCCCAACTGGCCCTTTCGTTCTTCGCCTGCACGAGTACGACAAGTGACCCCGCCGAAGGCTCGGGGATGACCATGGTCACCACGGCCTCGGACAACCTAAATCAAAACCCGATCAGTCTCGCGAAGAAACGCGTGACCGCCACGACCGCGCTCACGCCGTCATGGACGCAAACCAATTCCGGGGCGAACACCGCGATTTGCATCCTGACTTACAAGGACGCCGGCTTGCCGTCGCCGATGACGATCCGGCCCGGGTTCCAAGGGGTGAATGCCTTCGTGCAAAGCGCGGCCTCGCTAGACGTGGTTGTCGGCGATGTTGTCGCGGGGCAATTGGTGGTTTTTGCCGGCGTTCGTTGGCAATCGACAGACAACCCGCCGACCGCAGGCCAATTGACGCAGCAGGCCGGCACGGCCACGATTGACACGATTTTGCTCGACAAGTCCTCGGGCGGGGCCGACGTTGACACGGGCTTTGCGTATGCCGCGCTCTGGTCGATGGTCGTCACCGGGTCGGGAACGCTGACCCTGCGCCTCACCGGCACGACCGCCCACATGTCGTGCGCAGCTCAAGTCTTCGAAGCCGATGGGATGGCGGGCGGATGGGATAGCGCGCGCGTCGAGGCGACAAACGGCACCTTTACGGCCACGAATAACACGACATCGCTCACGACGGGGACCGTCGCATCGGCCGGCGCCGCGGTCATCGTCGGGGTGCTGCTGGTCGTTCGAAACGCGCAAAACATCGTCACCCCCGACGCCGTGGGCGCGGAGTTCGGCTACATCGCCGACGGCGTTTCGATGACGATGGATGCGGTGCATCAAATCTCCCTTTTGCCGCTTACGGATGATGCTTCATGGACGTGGACCGGGGCGACCACCGGCGCAGGCGGCTCGGTCGTCGCCTATCGCCCCAAGGGGAACAAGCCGAGCGCGGGAAGCATTGGGCTGACGGGGGCCACGCCGAGCCCCGTGCTGGCCGGCTCACAATGGGAGCTGCCGGACGGCGACATCACGGCGCAGCAAGTCGCCTGGGTTCCGCTGACCGGGGCGAACTTCGCGGCGATGATCGACGAGTTTCCGAGCGACGATGCTGACTACGATTGGTGCGCGGTCCCGGGCACGCACGCATTCGAGGTCACGACGCAGAACGCGACCGACCCGGTTTCGAGCGTCGGGCACTTGATCCGCTACCGACTGTTGCTCGACTCGGGAACCATCACGGTGAGCCTGAAACAAGGGGCCACGGTGATCGCCTCATGGACTCACACGGGCATCGCTGCGGCGACGACGCAAACCTATCTTCAAACCCTGAACGCAACGCAGTCGGATTCGATCACCGATTACACCGACTTGCGCCTATCGTTCAGCATCGCCAACTAGGGGAACTCCATGACATTCGGCCCGCGCAACATTCACACGCACTCAGATCGGCTTGAGCGATGGCTTGGGGCGCCTGCGGTCGAGCGCATGACGCACGCCATGCGCCACTGGTACGGGCCGCCCATTGCAGTGTCCGGGGTGCCGGGCGCGGTCTACGCCGTCAAGGGGGGCGACTTCATTGGCCGCATCGACGCCGGCCAGGAGGTATCGGCCATTGACCGGGCCGCCATGCGCCTGAGCCGCATCAATGCCACCCTGCAACGGGAACGGCGGGCGAACTTCGCGCGGCGCGGCTTACTCACCGGGCAACTGGGTGCCTTCGGCTCACTGTCGGCGCTGATCGCGGCGGCGACCGGGGGCAAGGCGCAGCAGATCATTTTCGCGAAGACCGGCGTGACGGCGAACGCCACGGGCAACTCGAATGACCTCTGGACGCGCGTGGGCACGCCCGCGGCGGGGGCAGCGGGCGCCGCTGCGCCGGGCGGCACTGCGACGGTGAACACGACGACCGGGAATTTCGGATACAAGAACCCAACGAACGCGAACACCGGGCATTTCACGGGGGCGATGATTTCGTGCTCGACGGCGAACAACACGATGCTCTTGATCGATCAGTTGCTTCGCGTGGCCAAGCTGATGAATAGCACGGCAACCGAAGCGGTCACCGGGACATTCACGCGTTACCAGAATCAAACGGTGGCGACCGACGACTACATCGGCGGGAACTTCTGTTTTCCATCGAACCCGACGACCGTGCTCGCGGCCACGGGCCACAATTGGACGGTCTGCCAGTACACAGACGACGCGGGCAACACGGCGAACAGCTTCCCGAGCATCGCGGGCGTCAGCGCTTGCGTGGTTGGGGGCATTGACCTCGCGGTCAGCGCGCCCTCGTGGTTCATGCCGCTGGCGGCCGGCGACGTGGGCGTCAAAGCCCTCACGCAAATGCAATGCTCGGCGCTCGTGGCCACGGGGACGATTGATTTCGTGGTTGCGCACCCGATTGCCTTTTTCCCGTGCCCCATCGCCACGCTCTTTTGCCCGTTCGATGGCGTCAATACAGCCTTCAACCTGACGAAAATCTACGATAACGCATGTCTGTCGGCGCTCGAATTGATTAAGCCCTCGACGACGGCATCGAACTACTCGGGCCAGATCAGCCTCTGCGCCGAATAAGGGGCCACAGTGTTCGGTTTTCGATTCGCGCCGTTTGCTTGGCGCCGCGCCAAGGGGAATCAGCGCCTCGGTGACGGCGCGCTGCCGCTTGTCCGCGCGGCGGTCACGTGGGCGCAAATCGAAATCCCCGCAGCGGTCGCTGGCAACGTAACCATTGCGGTCCCGGTTGGCGCGATCACGATCACCGGGCAAACGCCGATTGCGCTGCGCGGCCTGATCTTCACGCCTGGGCAGGGCGCCATCACCCTCACGGGGCAATTGCCGATTGCTCGACGAGGCGAGGTCGATCAGCCCGGCCAGGGCTCGATCACCATCACGGGGCAGACGCCGATTGCGTTGCGCGGCTCGGTCTTCCAGCCTGGGCAGGGCTCGATCACCATCACCGGGCGGGCCGCGACGCTTTTGTTCGGCTACCCGCTGGGCGTCGGCGCGATCACGGTCACGGGTCAAACGCCGGTCGCGGTCCTGGGGACTGTGATCCCGGTGCCGACCGGCGCGATCACGGTTTCGGGGCAGCTCCCGATTGCGCTGCGCGGCGAAGTCGAGCAACCCGGCGCAGGCCTGATTACGCTCGCCGGCCTCGCGCCGTCGATCCTACTGTCGTCGATCTTCCAGCCCGGGCAAGGCGCGATCACGATCACCGGGCAGGTGCCCATTGCGTTGCGCGGCGAGGTCGATCAGCCGGGCGCGGGCCAGATCACGATCACCGGGCAGGTTCCGATTGCGCTGCGCGGGGAAATCGAGCAACCCGGCGCGGGCGCGATCACGATCACGGGGCAGGCGCCGACGGTCGTGATCGGCACCGTCGCGCAGCCGGACGCGGGCGCGATCACGATCACCGGGCAGCAACCGACCGCCGTCGTCTCGGCGGGCGGGGTGACGGCGCTGCCGGGCGTTGGCTCAATCACCATCACCGGCCAAGTCCCGACGGTGGTGATCGGCACGGTGGCCACCCCGGGCGCTGGCGCCATCACCCTCGCTGGCCAAACCCCGGTTCCGGTGCTCGGGACCATCGCGCAGCCGGGCGCGGGCGCCATCACGATTGCGGGGCAAACCCCGGTGGCGCTGCAAGGCACCGTCGCGCAGCCGGGCGCCGGGGCGATCACGATTGCGGGGCAGGCGCCAATCGGCTTGGTTGGCACCATCGCGCAGCCCGGAGCGGGTCAGATCACCGTTGCAGGGCAAACGCCGAGCCCGGTGCTCGGGACCATCGCGCAGCCTGGGGCCGGCGCCATCACGATCACCGGGCAAACCCCGGTGGCATTGCAGGGCACTGTCGCGCAGCCGGGCGCGGGCCAGATCACGATTGCCGGGCAGGCGCCGACCGCGTTGCAGGGCACCGTCGCGCAGCCTGGGGCCGGCCAGATCACGATCACGGGCCAGCCGCCCAGCGCGATAGTGTCCGGGGCGCTTTCCCCGGGGACCGGCTCGATCACCGTCGAGGGCCGCGAGCCAACTCTGTTGCTGGGTTTCCCGCAGCAACCCGGCGCGATCACGATCACCGGCCAGCCGCCGACCGTTTTGATCGGCTTGGCGGCGTCGCCCGGCGCGGGCGCGGTCACGATCACCGGCCAAGCTCCGACCGTGGTTGTCGGGCTCGTCGCGCAGCCGGGGGTCGGCGCGATCACGATCACTGGCCAGCCGCCGATTGCAGATACGCCGCTGGCCCTCGTGCCGGGCACCGGGGCGGTCACGATCACCGGCTACGCGCCGACGGTCGTCGATAGCACGCCCCCGACGGTTTCACAGGTTCCCATTCAAGCCACGGGCGGCGGCGGTGGGCCCGGGTCCGCAGGCTCGCGCCGCGGGCGCGCCAAGCTCTTCGATCTGGTCGAGCCCAGTGTGCTGCGCATCAAAGCGCGCAGCGTGCCGCTTGTTCACGTGCTGGGCGTCGTCACGGCGTTCACCCGGCCCGAGGTCGGCGAAGCCGTGGTCA